TAGGGTTTACACCTATCTCTGAATACTATAAAAACAAAGATGATCCAGAGGGATTAGTCACTGTAATAAATGATTACTTAAATCGTATGAGTAAAATAGTTTTGAAAAACGGTGGTACAATTGACAAGTATATGGGTGATTGTATTATGGCATTTTGGAATGCTCCGTTAGATTGTCCTAATCATGCTGAAATGGCAGTTAAGACAGGTATAGAATGTGCTGAAGAAACTGATAAGTTAAAAAAAGAATTTAGGGAGAAAGGTCTTCCTGATATTAATATAGGTTCAGGTGTAAACACAGGAACTTGTATTGTCGGTAATATGGGTAGTGAAAACCGACTTGATTATTCTGTTGTAGGTGACGCTGTAAACTTGGCAGCTAGACTTGAGGCTGCTACAAGAAATTATAAAGATAAGGATGGTAAAGTAACTCCTTTGATTTATTCTTCTTACACAAAAGATCAATTAGTTGATATAGAATCCGAAGTATTAGATGAGATTTTTGTTAAGGGTAAAAAAGAGTTAGTTACCATTTATAAGCCAAAATCAACACAAACGGAGGGTTATGACCTTACTTCAAAAAAGAAAGATCAGACTACTAGCAAAAAGGATAATAAGAAATGATAAACAAGAAAAACTTTACTTACTCAATATACACTGGCTTAAAATTAGAAAACAAAAACTTCGGAGAAGAAAAAAGACACTGATAAAACTATATAAAATGAGAAGACTAATTGAAATGAGGTCTTGGTTGAAGTCAGCATAAAAATAAATATAACATAGGTATATTAATAAGTTAACATAGTACAAAGACTCTATATCGGAGTACACCTAATCAGGAAAAATAAAACTTATACTATACCGCCTAAATAGGACGCTATGGCAGAAAACGGAACTACAGACATTAAGATTCAATTAGAATCATTAAGAAAAGATATTGAAGCTGGTAACAGTGTTCAAGGACGACTTGACACAGCTATTGACAAACTAACAGATATATCTACTTCTATTAAGTCTATGTTGGCCGTACACGAAGAAAAAATCCAAAGACAAGAACAAATTGACGAAATCATATTTGAAAAGCTAAAAGCTAGACAAAATGAGATTGACGATTTAGAGGTCAAGTTAAAAGACAATATTGAACTGTCTGAAAAGAGATTACTTTGTGAAATCAAAACCCTAAAGAACTCACTTGGTGAGAGAGTTACTACACTAGAAAAGTATAAGTGGTTAATCCTAGGTGGTTCCATAGTCGTGGGGTGGGTACTGTCCAAGAACTTTACTTACATTATGAATATGATGAACTCGGCGTCCTAGACTTGACTTTTTAAACTACATGTGGTATAGTGTAGTCTGTTATGTCAAGTTATATAGACCTTAAATTTATTACAAATATTTCAAGTAGATTAGGCCAGTTTAAGAAAAAGACTGATTACCTATTCAACTTCAGGTGTCCACATTGTGGTGATTCACAAAAGTCCAAGACCAAGGCAAGAGCGTATTTTTACAGAGTAAAAAATGATATGTTCTTCAAGTGTCATAATTGTGGGCAAGGCCAGAGTTTGGCTAATTTTATCAAGTTTATTGATCCTAAAATGTATGAACAATACCTTTTAGAGAGATATAAGAAATCGGCACCAGCGACACCGAAACCAGAGTTTACTGACTTCAAACCGAAGTTTAAAGATAAAACTCTGTTAGATAAGTTGACAAAGGTAAGTGATCTTACGCCAGATCATCCTGCTAGATTATATTGTGTGAATAGAAAAATACCTGAAAAGTATTTTGATATATTATATCTATCTGAAAAGTTTATGACTTTGGTTAATGAAGTAAAACCTAATACTTACAAAGTAATCAAAGATCATCCACGATTGATAATACCATTTTATGATACCACAGGTAAGTTTTTTGCTTTTCAAGGCCGTGCCTTTGGCAAAGAACAACCAAAATACTTGACAATAAAGTTAGACGAAGGAAAACAAAAAGTATATGGGCTTGAAAGAGTTAACTTTCAAAACCATGTGTATATTGTAGAGGGTCCTATTGACTCATTATTCCTAGATAATAGTCTAGCGGCTGGTGGAGCGGATTTATTTTTAAAAAATAAAATTCCTAACGACCAGATCACATATATATTTGATAACGAACCTCGTAACAAAGAGATCGTAAATAGAATGTATAAAGTGATAGAAGAAAATTACAATGTGGTGGTGTGGCCAGATGATATACAACTGAAAGATGTAAACGATATTATCATGTCAGGTGTGTCAACAGCCGAACTAAAAAAAATTATAAGTAATAACACTTACTCCAGATTAAGTGCTATGACAAAGTTGAATTATTGGAAAAAAATATAAGAGGGGAAACATGGTAGAAACACAAATAATAAACGTAGTAAAAAGAGGAACAAGAGGAAGAGAACCCTTAAATATTGAAAAGATACATGACATGGTTGAGTATGCCGTAGAAGATATAAAAGGCGTATCATCATCACAAGTAGAGATGACAAGTGGTCTACAATTTTATGATGGTATGACTACAGATGAAATTCAACAAATACTAATTAAGTCAGCAGCTGATTTAATATCATTAGAAAATCCAAACTATCAATATGTGGCTGCCAGATTATTATTATACTCATTAAGAAAACAAGTAATAGACAAACTATGGGATCACCCTCACATTTACGAACATGTAAAAAAAGGTGTAGATAAGAAAGTCTATGATGAAAATATTTTAAAATGGTATGATAAGAAAGACTTTGATAGAATGGAAAACTGGATCAACCACGAAAGAGATTATACTTTTACGTATGCCGGTTTAAGACAAGTTATTGACAAGTATCTAGTACAAGACAGATCAAATGGTGAGGTGTTTGAAACACCACAATTTATGTACATGATGATTTCTGCTACAGTGTTTGCTCAATATCCAAAAGCAAAAAGGATGAGTTATGTTAAAAAATATTATGACGCCATTTCACAATTTAAAATTAATATACCGACGCCTGTTATGGCCGGTGTTAGAACGCCTATTAGACAGTACGCTTCTTGTGTGTTGGTTGATGTGGATGATACTTTGGGGAGTATTTTTAGTAGTGATATGGCTATTGGAAGGTATGTTGCTCAAAGGGCTGGCATTGGTATCAACGCTGGTAGAATACGAGGCATTAATGCGAGGATACGAGGGGGTGAGGTTCAACACACCGGAGTTATTCCTTTCCTTAAAAAGTTTGAGGCGACAGTTAAGTGCTGTACTCAAAACGGAGTTAGGGGCGGTAGTGCTACTGTTCACTTCCCTATTTGGCACCAAGAAATAGAGGACATTGTTGTTCTAAAAAACAATAAAGGTACCGAAGATAACAGAGTTAGAAAATTAGATTACTCTATTCAAATATCAAAACTATTTTATGAAAGATTTATTAGAGAAGAAGATATAACTTTATTCTCACCACATGAAGTGCCTGAATTGTATGAGGCATGGGGTACACCAGAGTTTGATGATCTGTATGAAAGAGCAGAAAGAAAAACTAGTGTTAAGAAAAAGAAAGTATCAGCACAAGCATTATTTGGTGATATGCTAAAAGAAAGAGCAGAAACAGGTCGTATCTACATTATGAATATAGATCACTGTAATTCTCACTCATCATTTAAAGACTTAATTAGAATGTCAAACTTATGTCAGGAGATTACATTACCTACTGACCCTATTGACCACATAGACGGAGATGGTGAGGTTGCCTTATGTATATTGTCTGCTATCAATGTAGGTACAATAGACAAAAGAGATGAACTAGAAAACTTATGTGATTTAGCAGTAAGAAGTTTAGATGAAATTATAGATCATCAACAATATCCTGTAAGAGCTGCTGAAATATCTACAAAGGCAAGAAGAAGTTTAGGCATTGGTTATATTGGCCTTGCTCACTATCTTGCTAAAAAAGGATATAACTATGACCAAAAATTAGCATGGCGTCAAGTTGATAAACTTACAGAGGCATTTCAATATTATCTATTAAAAGCAAGTAGCGAAGTGGCAAAAGAAAAAGGCCCTTGTGATTACTTCCACAAAACAAAATATTCCGATGGTATCTTACCTATAGACACTTACAAAAAAGAGGTAGACGAGATTGTAAATCGTAATCTAACCTATGATTGGGAGAGTTTAAGGAAAGAAATCAAAGAGTCGGGTCTACGACATAGCACTTTATCGGCTCAAATGCCATCAGAATCCTCTAGTGTGGTATCTAATGCTACAAACGGCATAGAACCACCTAGAGATTATTTAAGTGTTAAGAAAAGTAAAAAAGGTCCACTAAAACAAGTTGTGCCTGACTATAAAAGATTAAAGAACAACTATACTTTATTATGGGACATGAAATCAAATGAGGGTTATATAAATGTTGTTGCTGTAATGCAAAAGTATTTTGATCAGGCCATATCTGGTAACTGGTCATATAATCCAGAAAACTACGAAGACAATCAAGTACCTGTTTCTGTTATGGCACAGGACTTATTAACGACATATAGACTAGGTTGGAAAACATCTTATTATCAAAATACATATGACGCTAAAAAAGATGTAGATGAGCCAGCACACCCTATAGGTTTTGTTGATAATGTACCTGAAGATAAGCCAAAAATAGAAGACGAGGAAAACTGTGATAGTTGTACAATATAGGAGAGATTATGAATTTTGTAGCAAACTTACCTTATACGAAAGTCTTTATTAAAAAAGAATATCTACATGATTTAGAAAAAGGTCATGGTGAATTTGTTGAGGGTGTATTAGTATCTGTTAAATCTATACAAGGCCGTGCCTTATATTTTGAGGCATATCTACCAGATTATGGTGCTTGTTTTGATAAGTTTCCTTTATGTGCTTTTACATGGAAGACAGATATAAAACAAGAAGAACAATTAAAACTAGGTGAACTATGTTTATGGGATAGTTTTTCATATGATATACAAGTTTGGTCTAAAAGATTATTAAAGAATTGTGATGTACAAATCATGTTAAAGGGTGGTAAAAGAATGAAAGGTGAATATTTGTTTACAATTGACGCATGTCATAGTGATTCAAATATTATAAATACAACAGTTGCTGAAGTACCAAGTGAACATAAACAGCACAACTTTGGTAAACTAGATAATGGACAATTTTTTGCCCAGCCTAACAATAGAATGTTATGGTTTGAACAATCACTAACACCGAAAGAGTTAAAGAAACCTGACTTTCAGGTATCTAGTAGATACTTTTTCTGTGAACAGGAAGCTAAGTGGGCATTTGGTGATAGTAATGATTACTTTTACGAAGACGAACAAAGAAACAATAATGAGGACAAGGATTACAAATAAATGGCAAAATCAGTATTAAATCAAAGTAAAGGCGTTGACGCTACGAAACAACCTATGTTTTTTGGTGACGATTTACAAATACAGAGATACGATAATATGAAGTATCCTATATTTGATAAACTAAACCAACAACAGTTAGGTTATTTTTGGAGACCTGAAGAAGTATCTTTACAGAAAGATAGAAACGATTACCTTGATTTGAGAGATGAACAAAAGTTTATTTTTACATCTAACTTAAAATATCAAACTATGTTAGATAGTGTACAAGGTAGAGGTCCATGTTTGGCCTTTTTACCTTTCTGTTCTTTACCTGAAGTAGAGGGTTGTATAGTTACATGGGACTTTATGGAAACAATCCATAGTAGAAGTTATACATACATTATAAAAAATTTATATTCACAACCAAGTGATGTGTTTGATACTATAATAGAAGATGATAAGATTAAGAAAAGAGCTGCTAGTGTAACAAAAACTTATGACGACTTAATTAAAATGGGTTATCAGTGGACACTAACACCTGATAAAGTTGATTTGTACGAACTTAAAAAGAAACTATATCTTGCTATGGTATCAGTAAACATATTAGAAGGCTTAAGATTTTATGTATCTTTCGCTTGTAGTTTTGCCTTTGGCGAACTAAAGAAACTAGAAGGCTCTGCTAAGATTATATCTTTTATTGCTAGAGATGAAAGTCAACACTTGGCTATGTCACAAAGAATTATTAATAACTGGAAAGATTACGAAAACGATAAAGATTTTACAAAGATCATAAAAGAAACTGAAAAAGAAGTTTACAAAATGTATGATGAGGCAGTACAGGAAGAGAAACGTTGGGCGACATATCTATTCTCAAAAGGTTCTATGATAGGTTTATCAGAAAAACTTTTACACCAATTTGTTGAGTTTATGGCAAATAGAAGAATGAAAGGTATACAATTAACACCTGCCTACGATCAGAAAACAAATCCATTACCATGGGTTGATCATTGGCTAAACAGTAGATCAACACAAAATGCTCCACAAGAAACAGAGATTGAGTCTTATGTTATCGGTGGTATAAAACAAGATGTAAAAAAAGACCAGTTTAAGTCTTTCAAACTATAATGATTGAAACCAGAGAAAAAACCTGCTCCAGTTGTGAAACTAAATATAAGGTACAATGGGACATAGAGGTTCAGGATTTAGAACCACTAACTTGTCCGTTTTGTGGATATGAGGTAGAAGATGAAGCAGATGAAATTGAGTGGGTCAACAAAGACGAAGACGAAGACGATAATTGGAATTGATTACAGTTTAAACAGTCCTGCCATATGTGTAGCAACAGGTGGTGGTACTTCATTTAGCGATTGTAATTTTTATTACCTAACAAGTAAGAAAAAATACATTGGCAAAATGTACGAAAATATTATTGGTTATGAACACAAAGAAAATAATGGACCTATTGACAGATTTAAAAACTTATCAGATTGGGTGTTACATATTCTGGACACACTTCACAAAAAACAAACAAATAAAAAAGTATTCATTGAAGGCTACTCTTATGGCTCAAAAGGTCAAGCAGTATTTCAAATTGCTGAGAACGGTGGTATTCTTAAATATAGACTACAAAAAAGGTATGAATGTAGAACAATCGTACCAAGTGTCATTAAGAAGTTTGCCACAGGCAAGGGTAACGCCGATAAAGAAAAGATGTATGATCAATTTAAACTTACACAAGGCGTTGATTTGATGAAAATATTTGATCAACAAAAGTTAAATAATCCAATAACAGATATTATAGATAGTTATTATATAATGAGAGCAGGACATGAAGATAGCATTAGTAACAACATTTAACGAAAAACTATATCACTATTACGCTCATAGATTTATGAGTACCTACAACTGGCCATTTCCTTTATATGTTTACCATGAGGGTTGGGTACCAGATCAAATATTTCCTAATACAAATTGGGCAGATACAAACTTATGTAATCCAGAATTAAAAGAGTTTGTAGATAGAAACTCTGGTAAAAGTTATAAGAGTGTTGACCCAAATGATCCAAGTATTATAATAGAAGGTGCCGACTATAAGATGGACGCCGTTAGATTTTGTTATAAGATATTTGCTAAGACACACTTCATGCTAAATTGTGAGTATGACTATGTGTTTTGGGTAGACGCTGATATATTTTTTAAGAAACCAATTACAGAGAAAGAAGTAATAGAAAAGTTTTTACCAAAAGATTATTGTATATCTTTTATTGATAGACCATCTTATTACAGTGAGTGTGGTTTTGTAGGGTATAATCTAACTAAACCTGCCACAATAAACTTTGTACAACAGTTAAGAAATTATTATACACAAGATTTGTTATTTAAAGAAAGAGAATGGCACGACAGTTATGTATGGGATTGTGTAAGAAAAAAATATTTAAGTGGACATCCTCAATGGAATCTGGCACCAACAATTGAGAAGACAGGTAATCCATGGCCGGATACATATATGAGTGAGTACGCTAGTCATTTAAAAGGTAAAAAAAGGAAAGATGCAGGGGTAATGTTAAAATGAGTATGAAAGCAGGAAAAATATGGGGTCAAACAGAATTGATCCACGCTAATGGTGTTTTAGAGTTTCATAGAATAGAATATAAAAAAGATGTGGCTTGTTCAGTCCACAAACATGAATTTAAATGGAACGGTTTCTTTGTAGAGTCAGGTAAAATGATGGTCAAAGTATGGCAAAATGATTATGATTTAGTTGACGAAACAATATTAAATCCTGGTGATTTTATGAGAGTAAAACCAGGTGTATATCATCAATTTATAGGATTGGAAGATGGTGTGGCATTTGAGTTATATTGGGCAGAGTTTGATCACAATGATATTAAAAGAAAGTCTGTAGGACAGAAAGTAAATCAATGATAAGAGTTTTTATAGGATATGATGACAATGAAAAGGTAGCATTTAGTACCTTATCTCATAGTTTGTTAAAGCATAGTACACAGCCTTTGGCTATTACACCAATTAGATTACAAAACATAAAAGATATATTTGTTAGAGAAAGATTACCAATACAATCTACAGAGTTTGCCTTTAGTAGATTTATTGTACCTTATCTATGTAATTATTCTGGTCATGCCATTTTTATGGATTGTGATATGTTGGCTCGTGGTGACATATCAAAACTATGGCGACAGAGAACAACTAAGTATGCCGTTCAATGTGTACAACACGATTACACACCTACTAGTACAATTAAATTTATGAATCAACCACAAACACCATACCCTAAAAAGAACTGGTCTAGTATGATGATTTTTAATAATGCTTTATGTAGAACAC